CTCAAAGATTTTGAAGGCTGCCAACGCAGATACCACGAAGTCAAGGTCTTAAAGAAGTACCCCTTCCAAGAGACTGAGGCAACAAAGTACGGCAATCAGGTGCATGAAGCCATTGAACTCTACGTCAGAGACAAGAAGCCAATACCGCCTGAGTATGCGCAGTTCCAGCCTATTGTGGACGCCATGCTTAAGAAGTCCGGCAGGGCTTTGGCTGAGTACGAGATGGCACTGACTGTAGACTTGAAGCCTACCAACTGGAAAGCCCCTGACGTATGGGTACGAGGCATCGCTGACATCCTTGTCGTTGATGACGAGAACCTGACAGCGTGGGTGGGCGACTGGAAGACTGGCAACAACAAGTACCCCGACAGGGATCAGTTAGTTCTCATGTCGCTCATGGTGTTCGCCCACTTCCCTCACATCCGCAAAGTTAACTCTGCGTTGCTGTTCATCGTCAAAGATGATATGGTCAAGATGCAGATGACACGAGACCAAGCCGAGCAGTTCTGGTGGAAGTATCGTGAGCGTACTGCGCGTCTTGAAGCATGCTTTGAGACAGGTGTATGGAACCCCAATCAAACCCCACTATGCGGATGGTGTCAGGTCACCGGATGCGAGTTCAACCCTAAGCACTAGGAGGAAGTGATGACACAAGTGAACGGCAAGCGTGACTACAAACACGCATACAAACTGCAAAAGAAAACGGGCGAGACAGCCGATCAGGTCGAGCGTCAGAAAGCCCGCAGAGCCTACGACAAGAAGGGCATTGACCGAGCAGGCAAGGACATTGACCACATCAAACCTTTGCGTGCAGGCGGCAAGTCAACGACAGGTAACACCCGACTCCGTAACAAGAGCGCTAACCAAAGCGACAACGGAAAATAATAGCTTGGAGAAGCAATGGAAATCGTAGAAGACAAAGCACTTATCTTACGCACAAGGAACCCGCACAAGTACTCAATCATCCCAAAGAGCAAGGCCATGCCCCGTGCAGACGGTGGCTACGATGTCGCTGTTTACTGGGGTCTTGACGAAGCGCGGGTGTTGCGTAACCTAGGTGTTAAAAATGTGCCATCGCCGATTGTTCGGCGCTATGACTGGCCGGGGCGTTACAAGCCCATGGCGCACCAGATCGAGACTGCATCGTTCCTCACGATGTACAGGAGAGCCTTTGTGTTCTCTGAGCCCGGTACTGGCAAGACACTGTCTGCGCTCTGGGCGGCTGACTACTTGATGCGCTTGAAGAAGGTGCGTAGGGTTTTGATTCTGTGCCCTCTGTCGATCATGCACAGCGCATGGATGGGTGACATCAACAACAGCGTCATTCACCGCTCTGCCGTTATCGCGCACCATCCGCAAGCTAGTCGGCGCATCGAGATGATCCAGCGTGACTACGAGATCGTCATTACCAACTACGAAGGGCTCAACCTGATTGCCGATGAAGTGCGTAACGATGGCCGCTTTGACCTAGTGATTGTTGACGAAGCCAACGCGTACAAGACACCCACCACACGCAGATGGAAATCACTCAACTCTATCCTTATGCCGAGCACGTACCTGTGGATGATGACGGGTACGCCTGCATCGCAGTCGCCTGTGGATGCGTACGGCTTGGCCAAGCTAGTTAACCCCGAAGGTGTGCCCAAGTTTTACACAGCATGGCGCGATCAAGTGATGAACAAGATCACCACATTCAAGTGGGCTCCTAAGTTTGATGCCAAGGAGAAAGTGCACGAAGCCCTGCAACCTGCGATACGCTTTACCAAAGCACAGTGCCTTGACTTGCCGCCTGTCATCACAATGACGCGTGAAGTGCCGCTGACCCCACAGCAAGCCAAGTACTACACAATGCTCAAAGACCGCATGCTGGTGCAAGCTGCAGGTGAGACGATCACTGCTGTCAACGCCGCCGCAGGCGTATCCAAGCTACTGCAGATCAGTTGTGGTGCGGCCTACACAGACGACAAGGAAGTTGTTGAGTTCGACTCAGCGCCCCGCCTGTCGGTGCTTGAAGAAATCTTGGAGGAGACTGATCGCAAGGTCATCATCTTCGCTCTGTTCCGAAGCACCATCGACACGATCAGCAACTACCTGACCAAGAAGGGTATTGTCAACGAGTGCATTCACGGAGACATATCCCCAAGCAAGCGCGGTATAACTATCAACCGCTTCCAGACCGAGCCAAACCCCCGTGTGTTAGTGATGCAACCAGCCGCTTCTGCCCACGGCATTACGCTGACTGCCGCTGATACTGTGGTGTTCTATGGCCCGCTCATGAGCGTTGAGCAGTACATCCAGTGCTGTGCCCGTGCTGACCGCAAGGGGCAAGACTCAGACAAAGTTACTGTGATTCACATTCAGAGTAGCCCGATTGAGAAGAAGATGTTTAAAGCTCTCGAAGGGAAAGTTAGCGATAACTTACTTTTGACTGACATGTTTGAAACTGAAATTAAATCTTGAAAGGGGGTTGCAACGATCGAAATTACATGTAAACTGTCCAACCTTAGACAACAAAATAACAGGAGAAGCAAATGGAAGAAGAAGCAGTACCGCTCGACAAGTTGGTAAAAATATACCGCAAGTTGCGCACGCGCTTGACCGAATTGACCCAAGAGTACGACACCCAAGCGGAAGTACTCAAGGCACAGCAAGACGAGATCAAGAACGCTATCAAAGACCAGATGAAGGCCATGGGGGTCACATCTGTACGCACTACCGAGGGCACGGCAGTCATGTCCGTGAAGACTCGCTACACCACACAAGACTGGGATGAGTTCAAGAAGTTCGTATTGGCACACGAGGCCGTTGAACTTCTGGAGAAGCGCATTGCGCAATCCAACATGGCTCAGTTCTTGGAAGAAAACCCCGGGGTCGTACCGCCCGGACTCAACTCAGCATCTGAGTACGACATCTCTGTACGCAAACCTACTTAATTGGAAAACAAAATGAGCAACATTACTATGTTCAGCCCCTCAAACGTACCCTCATTCGCTAAGAATGCAGAGTTATCCGCAACCACTTTGGCTCTGGCCGGTAACGTGAACGCCGGTGGCGGCATGAAGCGCGTCTCCATCAAGGGCGGTGTGTTCCGCCTGCTTGCAAGCGGCAAGGAGATTGCCGCGATTGACGAGCGCTTCTTGGACGTCATCATCGTGAAAGCCGCCCCCAAGGTCAGCCGTATTTTCTACGCTGGTGGCTACGACAAGGATGCGGCTGCAGCCGCCCCTGACTGCACTTCTGCTGATGGTGAGAAGCCTGATGCCGGTGTGAAGAACAAGCAGTCCTCAAGCTGTGCCACATGCCCACAGAACATCGCTGGGTCAGGTACAGGTCAGAGCCGTGCATGCCGCTACCAACAGCGTTTGGCTGTGGTGTTGGCCAACAACCCCGAAGGTGATGTGTTGCAAGTGACTTTGCCTGCGACTTCTATCTTCGGCAAGGAAGACGGCGAGAAGCGCCCATTGCAGGCATACGCCCGTTACATGGCGGCTCAGACGCCTCCAGTGAACTTGGACTCCATCGTGACACGTATGAAGTTTGACACCAAGGCTGAGTCTCCCAAGTTGTTCTTCGCCCCTGTGCGTTGGTTGACTGAAGATGAGTACGAGACAGCGCAAGATCAGGCCAAGTCTAAGGACGCTGAGAAGGCCGTGGCTGTTACCCCTGCCTCTGCTGATGGCGTTGCCGCCCCTGCACCGCTGGCCATTGAAGGCAAGCGCCCTGCCACCAAGCCTATGGGCGAGATGATGGACGAAGACGAGGCAGAAGCCGTGGCCGAAGTCAAAGCCGCCAAGCCCAAGAAAGCCAAGCCTGTTGAGGTGGAAGCCGAAGAGGAGCCAGAAGTTCGCAAAGCGCCAGCCAAGGTTGAGTCAGTACCTGCCAAGAAGGGCAAGCTGGCCGACATCGTTGCTGACTGGGATGACGAATGATGCGCGACGAAACTGAAGACCGTTTTTGGTTGCGCGTCTGCGCAATGGCCACGCTTATATCGGTGTGCCTAATCGCATCTTGTACGTACTCGTCGCATGATCGCAAGGATAAATGGGAGAAGGCTGTAGCTAACGGTGCTGATCCTATGGTTGCGTCTTGCGCTTTGTTTGTACAAGATACTTTAGAACAAGCAGCCTGCTTGCTGTTGGCACAGAACAGGAAATAAAGATCGGGGGGAACAGGGTGATAGACAGGATCGCTTGAGCCGTTAGTACCCCCACCCAACACTATGGCCTATTCACAAAAAATCATTGACGACGTAGCGAAGACCCCCAAGTCTCTGGGCAACCAGCTTGGGCGGTGGGCGATTCATCTTGACTTCCCCGTCACGAAGATTGCCTATGCGCTTGGCGTCTCTCGACAGACTGTATACAACTGGTTTACAGGCACGGAAGTGTTTGTGGCCTATCGTAACCGCGTCGAATTCTTAACCAAAATAATGCAGACCTCTCGCACAGCAGACGAGGCATGGAGAAAAATATGTACGGAATACAACCTAGATCCCTCACCACGCAAGAACTGATTCGGTTTTGCGCTGAACTCATAGAACTGCCCGCAGGCATGCCCAAAGACTGGCAACACGAAGTCCTGCGTCGCTTGACGGTGCTGGCTCCGCCTGATGAAGCCCTAGTTAAAGACGCTAAACAGCTCGACCTGTTCCTGTAACCCAACCAAGGACTTCAATGACTCCGCTTGAGTTTTTAGCGGTTGTTCTGCCGCCGCCAGTATTTGGCAACTACTGCGTAGCAGAGCTTACTAGGACAAAAGAGCACGTCTTTGTGGACTCGCTCGATCAAACAACAGAGCACATCAAGCGCTGGCACGACAACAAGTGTGACGTTTACTTTGCCTTGGCCACCTTTGGCAAGGAAGACAACCGCACTGCCGCAAACGCAAAGTATGTGAAGTCCCTGTTCATTGACATGGATGGGTATGCCACAAAGAAAGATGCCGCACTTGCGCTCAATGCGTTCTTGGAGAAGACTGGCCTAGATGCGTTGGGTACGCCCTACGTGGTGGCGTCTGGTGGCGGCTTGCACTGCTACTGGCCACTGCAGGAGGCTTTGCCTATCGACTCATGGAAGCCTGTGGCCGAGAACTTTAAACGCCTGTGCAAACAGG